TTTTGTATCACTATTTGTATCAATGCTATTTTTGATATTATACAAATACCATTTATGGTTTAGGTTTATACTATTGTAGTTAGAATCATTCAATGAAAAAAATCTCTCATATATTGGAATATAGTTTTGAGTTTTTGAGAGAAAAAGAGTTTCGGGTTTTTCTAAACTCTTGAAAAGTTCAGTGTTTTTTCTTTTTTGATAATTAATATTAGTATATATATTCATATTATTAGGTAATTAAAATATAAATAATATGAAATTTTAACTTATAGTAAATTTTTACTAAAACATTTATTATATATCATAGTTTTCTAAAGAATAATCAATTTCATTTAATAACCGAACCACCTTTGCATGGTCAGCGTCAACACCTGAACCAATGGTAGTTTCTTTTCCTTCTTGAACTATTAACCAAGGAAAATATGAGTAACAGTGATTATATAATTGCAATCTACTTGTCATCCAATCAGACATAGCTAAACAATTGGAATACATATTAAATAATTTATTTGCTCCACGATTAGATAAAATATAACCTCCACATAAGTATTGTTCGTGGGCTAAAACCCATTTATAAGTAGGATTAATTTCTTCTGAAGCATTTAAAAATACACAATCCCAGTCTTTGTCATTTACATCTCTCCAAAATTGATTAATTTTTTCAAAAAATAATTTGTCAAAACATGCATCATCTTCTAATATCAAAGCATATTCAATATTGTTATTTATAATATGTTTCCAAACATTCCAATGAGATTGTGTACATGCTTTTTGTTGTGGAGATAAATAATTAATAAAATTGTCTGTTAAGTCTTTTGGTGTAGATGCTGGCCATATTGTTACATTTAAATCTAATGTTTTAAAACGTTTTTCCATTTTTTTACATCTCTCTGTATTTGATAATAAAGATATGCAAAATGTATTATTTTTATCAAAATTGAAGAGTGTTTGTATTTCCATTAAATATATATTATATAATTTATATTTAGTATTGTTTTTAAGTTTTAAATAAAAATAAAAATTCTATATCAAATAATAAATAATATAAATGTCTTTAGAATTAAAAAAATTTGATATGAAAAGTATTAGCTTTAAATCAAATGAATCAAAGGGGCCTGTTATTGTTTTAATAGGAAAGCGTGACACTGGTAAAAGTTTTTTAGTAAGAGATTTATTATATTATCAACAAGATATCCCTATCGGGACAGTCATTTCAGGCACCGAAGAAGGTAATGGGTTTTATGGCAAAATGGTCCCAAGGTTATTTATACACAATGAATATAATACTGCTATTATAGAAAATATTTTAAAAAGACAAAGAACCGTATTAAAACAAATCAAAAAGGAAATGGAAACATATAAACGAACAACGATTGACCCGCGCGCTTTTGTTATTTTAGATGATTGTCTTTACGATAATACATGGTCTCGTGATAAAATGATGCGTCTATTATTTATGAACGGTCGTCATTGGAAGATCATGTTAGTAATAACTATGCAATATCCTTTAGGTATTCCACCAACACTTCGTACAAATATTGATTATGTTTTCATTTTAAGAGAGAATTATATTGCAAATAGAAGACGTATTTATGATAATTATGCAGGCATGTTTCCAACATTTGAATCATTTTGTCAAGTAATGGACCAATGTACTGAAAACTATGAGTGTTTAGTAATAAATAATAATGTTAAATCAAATAAATTGCAAGACCAAGTATTTTGGTACAAAGCAGAAAATCATAATGACTTTAGATTAGGGTCAAAAGAATTTTGGGAATTGTCTAAAAATTACAATTCGGACGATGAAGAAGAAAAATATGACCCGAATGCTAATAAAAAGAGAGGCAATGGACAAAAAATTAGTGTAAAAAAAACAAAGTGGTAATGGTAAGTAAATAATTGTGTAAAATAAAAACTAAAAGGTAAAAATATAAATAATATAATAAATATAAATATAAGCAAGTATTTATATTTATATTATGGAAGAGAAAACAGTTTTTGTTCTAGTAACAGACAAAGCTTATATGCAGAAAGCAAGTGTAACAATCAATGATTTAAGAACGATTGGAAATTGGCATGGAGATATTGTGTTAATTACAATTGATTTTGATTTGGAACATAGTTACATGTCGCATCATAACGTAATTGAAAAGAAATTCTCTTTGATAGATAAAACTCGTCTTTTGAATGAAATAGGACCACATGGTTTTTCAAATAGTGATAAGAGAGAAATAAATAAATTAAATCAATGGGAAAAATTCCATGTTTTTGATGATTATTTTTTACAATGGAGGCGCGTTGCTTTTTTAGATGCAGGCCTGCGTGTATTAGACGACGTTAAATATTTATTAGAATTAGATTATAAAAATTTAATTTTAGCTCATCATGAACCATTTTTTTTCAAAAACCAATTAAGTTATGATAATAGCGAAAAAGTAGAACTTGTAAAACAAGATTTTGGAGAAGAAATTTTTGATTCAAAATACATGTTAAATTGTATGTGGGTTTATGATACAAATATTTTGAAAATATGCAATAAACAACAATTGATAGATGCCATGAATAAATATACTTTGTGTAAAACAAATGAAATGGGTATTATGAATTTGTTATTTCATTTTAAATACAAATTATGGAAAGAATTTCCATTAAAGAATTCTAACGGGAAAACATTGTTTGAATGGTGTGAATTAGTAAATAAATATCCCACCACATGGAGAGATTATTGTTTTATTAAATACCCTGTTACTATTGGGTTACATGAAGTTCCTCACTTGTAAAATTAACTAAAATATAATATCTGAGTATTTGAAGGTTTATAATACGTCAATTCATTTGCTATATATGAATCTTTAATATTATGTAAGCTAAAAACTCTATAACAAAATACACAATCTTCTTTTCTATAAAATTCTGGTTCTTCTGGAAATTTTACTAGGTTAAAGATGTATTGTTTTATTGAAACATGACCATGATGTATTTTATCATTTGTATCAAAATTAAATTTATGTGTAATGCAGCCGGAATAGCATTGTTTCAATGAAGTTGGTCTTACTTTAATATTATTATATTTTTCTATTTTTTTTCCCACATTATCAAACGTCTCAGTATTATAATAATTATGTAAAATAATATCACTATCGTGTTGTTGGAATACATTTAATAATATTTCTATTCTTTGGGGATGCATTATATCATCTGCGTCTATGAAAGTTATATAATCCACATCTGATAATTTAGAAGCAGCTATATTACGATTTTGAGCAGCACATTTTTTTTCTTCGGTAGTAATTATTTCTAAAGAAAAAGTATATTGTTGGAGTTTTTCAATGTAACAACTCAATTCAAAATCTGTTTTTTTACTTGAAGAAGAGCTAACTACAACTTTATCTGGAATGATTGTCTGATTTTGAATAGAATCAAGTAATTTGAAAAGTGACTCAATGTGACCTATGTAAGAAGGAATAGCAACCCCTATTTTCATAATATAATTATTATTATTATAATTATATTAAATCTTTATTTTTCTATATCAATATACTTTGTTATAATATTATTGAATTCATATTTGTCAATCATTTATCTAATTAACCTCTTCCATGCCATCGTTATCCTTTTTAATTGCAAATGGTCCGCTTACCAATTCGCTCTGTCCATAATCACTTTTACCAACAACTATATTTTCACCTTCAAATAATTCTGCGCGAATATCAGCTGCGGTTATTGTTTCACCGTCAACGTCATTATTTGTGAAAGTACTTTCTTTTGTACTCATGTTATTAATACCAATTAGATTACCTGCGTCATCAATACTTTGAGTCAATGTATTACCACTCTTTTCTGCTTTTTTGATGTTTTCTTCAATTGCTTTTTGTTTCGTTTCTTTAACGCGTTGTTCAAAATTTTGTTTGGCATTGGCTTCATTCTTTTGTTTTTCATGCATTAATTGATTTAATTCTTCTTCCATGTATTCAACACGCCCAGTTTTATAAGCTTCTGGGTCCCACGGCATCCATAAACCGACGGGACCAACAAATACATCATGATTTGGGTCAATTTCTCTTAATAATTTACATCTAATTTCAGCCTCCTCCATTGATGGATACACTCCTCTTATTTTAATTCCTCTTGTGCTTGTTTGAAAATTATGATTCATTCCAAATAATTTATCTAATTCTTCTTCATTGTTATCCAAAAATGTTTTGTAATCGTCCTCCATAGACGATTTAGCAAGTTCATCCTTTTCTTCTTTTACAAATTCTTTAAAATCATTTGAAATGTCGTCAAATGATAAATGATATTTGTATGAAATAAAATTTAAAAATTGAACAAATTTTTCCATTGACTTGTTAATGTCCCATTTCTTTAGGAATTCTTCAAAATAAAAAATTTCTTTTTGTTTGATTATTTTTTCAGGTGAAACAAATGAAATACATGCGAATTTTTGTCCAGCAATAGGTTTATCTTCTTCTAAAAGGTCAACGTATTTACTGTTGACATTATTTTGACTATCAAGTTTTCGCTCAAACCCACTTTTGGCATTTGTATTTACACTCGCAGAATCTTTATTTTTCCCCTTGGAAGTTTTACCGGCCATTTAATTTATAATATTTAGCAAACTTTAAGTTTTTATAATACAATATTATATTTTTTTCTTTTTATTTAATATAATGACTGGTTTGATAAACGTCGGTGAATTGATTAAAAGAATCATTAAATATTTAGTAGAAGGTTTGATGGTAGCTATTGCTGCTTTTGCCATACCAAAACGTTCTTTAAATATTGAAGAAATAATTCTAATTGCTTTAACTGCTGCAGCTACTTTCAGTATCCTTGACACATATATTCCTAGCATGGGAGTAAGTGCTCGTTCAGGCGCTGGATTCGGTATCGGTGCTAACTTGGTAAGATTCCCTGGTGGGTTTTAAGTGCATTTATACCGGCGATTTTTGAAACCGCACGCTAGTGCAATGCTATGGTTCAACGTGTAATTGGGATTTCAACACTCTAACTAGCAAATATTTTTTATATAATTATTTAAAAAATATTTAAAAATAAAGAACCTTTACATTTATAATTATAATGTCAGAGTTTGAAATAACACCGCCAATAACAAAATCTATAAAAATAGTTGATTGTTTTATATTTTATAATGAAGTAGATTTACTAACATATAGATTGAACATATTGAAATGATGTAGTAGATTATTTCATTATTGCAGAATCTACGCATACACACGTTGGAAAAGAAAAAGCACTTGTATTTAATGAAAATAAACATCTATTTGAAAAATTCAGTGACAAAATTGTACATATTATAGTAGATGATTTTCCATATAAACATCCTAATATTAATATATATAATGGTGACCAATGGGCAAATGAAAACCATCAAAGAAATTATCTAAAAGTAGGAATTGAAAGATTGCAATTAGATGATAATGATGTAATACTGATTACAGATTTAGATGAAATACCTGACCCTAATACATTATTAAATATTAAAAATAACGAGATAAAAATTGATGATATTCAAATTTTACAAATGGAAATGTATTATTATAATTTGAATTCAAAATTAAGTGAATATTGGCATAAACCAAATATATTATTATTCAAAAAATATAAAGAATTAGCATCATCAAAAACACTAAGCGATATTAGATTCTGGCAAAATTGTAACATAATTAACAATGGCGGATGGCATTTATCATTTTTTGGTGATAGCTATTTTATTAAAAATAAAATAGAAAATTTCACGCATCAGGAATATAATAACGATAATTATGCAACAATAGAAATTATAGAAAAAAAAGTGAATGCGTGTGAAAATTTATTTAATGATAGTAAAGCTATAAAGATATTTATTCAAGATAATAATTATTTGCCTCCTGAATATGAAAAATATTTAAGTAAATATATTATTGAATAAATA